TTTCTTCTTTTCACATCAACTTTCACTTCTTGTTTAACAGTTTCAGTCACAATAGGATCTCCATTGAGTTTAGTTTCGACTGTTGTATTTAGTGGAGTTGGTGTTACTTTCTTTGCAGTTGCCTTGCGTGTTCTTCTCTTGCGTGGTGTTGCAGTTGAAGTCTTACGAGGTGTTGCAGTTGGCATAAAGTAATAATGCAATTTAAACTATGGTGAGGGAAAACAAAACTAAGGGGAAGTCAATTACCTCAACATCATGTCTCTGCTTCTTATCATCTATCCTAACGATCATTCGATCAGTCTAATTAAGATGAATGTCAGAGTAGTTGAGAACCTCGTTTGTTTTCCACTCTTATAATATAGCACTATCCAACAGGTCTGTCAGTCCATTGTGTGACACTTTGTCAGTTGGCACATGATATTCACTCACCCTCTGCTCTATTAATTTACCATAATCCTCATGCAATTCACACCCTAAGTAATACCTACCTAATGATTTTGCCACTGCTGCTGTTGTACCACTAC